GGCAAGAACTCAGAGACCTACAACATTGAAGTGGCGAAGCAGCGCATTGACCTGCTCGCCCAGAAAGTCGCGCGGCTCATTGAGTTGCACGGCGTGCCGGTCAACGAGATCCAATGCGCGCTGCTCGGCGACTTCGTGGAGTCCGACGGCAACATCTTCCCTTCCCAGGCGTATGAGGTGGAGCAGGGCGGCCTCTATGTGCAGATCTTTGAGGGCGCATCTATGCTCGCGCAGTTCGTGCGCGCGATGGCTTCGCTCGCACCGAAGGTCACCGTTCGCGGTGCAATCGGCAACCACGGCAGGCTCGGACGCTTCGGCGATCACAGCAACGAGAGCAACGCTGACGCGATCCTGTATCGCGTGGCGAAGGATCTCGTGAAGGCAGAGAAGCGCATTGACTGGAAAGAATCGCTCACGATGGGCGGTCGGCACTGGTACGACACGCTGGATCTGCCAGGCGGCAAGACGGCGATGATCGTCCACGGCGATCAGTTCAGAGGCGGCGCATTCGGTCTGCCGTACTACGCCATCGCGAAGCGCGCGCAGGGCTGGAACCTGAGCGTGCAACCATTTGACTTCCTGCTCTACGGGCACTGGCACACGCCAGCGCGACTCGTCTTGAGCGACGGAGCACACACGGTCTGGGGCAACGCCAGCATTGAGTCCAGCAATCGCTACGCGCAGGAGTGGCTCGCTGCATCTGGTACGCCAGCGCAGTGGGCGATCTTCTTCGGCAAGGACGGCCCGACGGCTGAATATCTTGTGCGGCTTGATGGTCACGGTCGCAAAGCGCCGTGATCCGCAGACCTGCGATGTCTGCGAGGAGCCGTCTGAAAGGGTCTACGCCTTCGGCGCGCTGATCCTCGGCATTGACCTTCGCACCGGCGATCAGATCGTCAACGAACACCGCATCTGTTCTGGCTGCCTTGAAGTCTTGGTTGACCTCGTGCTCCACGATCAGATCCCTCCCGAATGACTACGCCTCTGCCTTCGGGCAGGGGTCTAGGGCTGGAGGTGGCTGGGCGCGAGCCTCCCGCTGCCTGACCTCCTCCAGCCCGCCACACCCTGTTTTGTGCTCAAAATAGGGTGTTGACAAGGGGATTGGTACGGGCGTACTATTACCCCACGAGGAGGGAAGACAGCCCTCCCGAAGATCTAGGAGGTTCAAGTGAACGAGGCAGAGCAGACCAGCCGGCTTCATTCAATGAACGAGAAGGAACTGGTCAAGTGGGAGAAGCACCTGATCCGAGATATTGCAGACATTCAGGCGACCATCGCAGAAACCGACCGCAGTATGACACTGGAGTACATCGCAGAAGCGGTCAAGGAGTTCCCGACGATGCTAGACAAGTTCGGCACCGCTGAGCAGTTGGTCGCTTGCCGGCGCGACTGGTACGCCGGCACACAGAGCCGTCGCCGTGCACGGATGATTACGCGCCAGCGCCGTCTTGATCAGATCCAGCGCCGGCTAGCAGATGTGCGATCCGGCGCACCACTGAGCAGCACGCCGGCACCAGTGGACAAGGAAGCAAAGCGAGTGTGGCAGCGGTTGGTTGCAGAAAAGCGCGAAGCATTCCTTTACGCAGAATATTCACGAAAACACGGACTCCGCTCTGAAGGATTTGAGAAGCGCATCGCCGAGATTGACGAGAAGATGAAGGCGATTGCAGGAGGTGGGAAGTGAACGCGAAGGGGGTAAAGAAAATGGCAAAGGGAACGATCAAGTTTGAGGATACAACCAGCGAGGCGTTGGAGTGCACCTGCGGAAATAGCACAATGGATTCCGGCTTTGACATTATTCCGAAGCGCTTTCCACGCAATCTGGGTTATGTCTGCAACTCTTGCAGGGCGCAGGCACTCGTAGATTTCAAGAACCGTGTTGTATTGAATACGGTTGTTGACACACTAGAGGCGGTGCGCTGATGGCAATCAGCAGAATCAAGGCAGTCGCAGCGATCACTGAATCCGCTAGAAGTTGCACGGTTTGCGCGTGCGTGAATCCGTTGCGGTCTACTTCACTAGGGGTCACGATCTTTACCTGTGAGCACTCAACGGACAGGGTTGTTGATGCTCTCAAGAGCGCTGGGGCTGTGAGCACTACAACAGGGCGCGGACTATGGGTAAAGGTTGATGCTGCAACCGCTCAGGATTTGGCGGTGCGCTGATGAGGACGATGATCTTGGACGCACTCGCACTCGTGGCGTTCATCGCGTCAATGATTCTGCTCCTAGCAGTGGGGTCAATGCGATGAACGACAAACTGAATCTTGACGATCTGTTTGTCGTCATCGGACAGGATGACGAAGTGAACGCGAAGGTGAAGAAGGCACTCGTCGCAAAGATTGCAGACGAATGGGAAGGGCCTTACAAGCCCAAGCCCGCAAAGCGCCGTAAGGCGAAGAAGGAGGCAAAGTGAAACTCAATCGCAGAACCCAGCCGCTCGTCTACACGCGAGTGGCGATGAAGCCAAAGACCGAAGTGCAGCGCGACCGTGAGGAGCAGGATGCGCTCCTGCGCGACGCGGTGCTGCTCGCGTATGGCTTTGGCTTTCTGATCTTCCTGTTCTTGGTCATCCGCTAATGCCGGTCTTTGAGTATCGGTGTGGAGATTGCGGGGCGCGTGAGGAGCATATGCATTCAATGACTCAGGACTACAACCCGAGGTGCGCCAAGTGCGGGCGCTGGATGCGGATGGTCTACACGCCCGCCGCGATTGTCTTCACAGGCGACGGCTGGGCAAAGAAAGATCGCAAGAAGAAGGAGGGCAAGTGACCAAGTGGAAGTGCTCTCTCTGTTGGCAGAATGTAGAGAGCGAGGTCAAGCCAACGATTATTGAGCGCCTGTGCAAGCCTTGCAAGGTTCGGCACTACACGACGCTCGTGGAGATCTACAAGCCCACCGGCGGCTTCAGGCTTGATGAGGCGAGGCTGCTCTTGAAGGCAGCAAAGAAGGAGGCAAAGTGAGCAATCGGTACGAGTTCGTGAAGGCAGAACAGCGCAGCCCTGAGTGGTTCGCACTTAGGAAAGACGGCATCACGGCGACGGAGGCGGCGGTCATCGCCGGTCTCTCGCCGTACAAGACTCCGTATCAACTCTGGGCAGAGAAGCGTGGAGCCTACACGCCTGATCCAGTCGGCCCAGCCGCCGTGCGCGGCATCCTGCTTGAGAGCACGGTCGCGGAGTTCTACGAGATGGAGACAGGGCGTGAACTGCGACGAAGCAACGGGATCGTGCGACTCAAGGACATCCCGTGGGTGATGGCATCGCTGGATCGCACCATCGTCGGCGAGGAGGGGCTGGTTGAGATCAAGACGAGCACCTCGCCGCGCTGGAGCCTGTACCCCGTCCCGCCCGAGGTAGAAGCCCAAGTGCAGTGGCAGATGTTCGTGACGGGCGCACCGTGGGTGGATGTGGCAGCCCTCTTGGGCGGCCTCGTCTTCCGCATTGAGCGCGTGGTTGAGGACTTTGAGTTTCAGACGCGGCTCTACCAGAAGGCAATCGCCTTCAGGGATTGCGTGATGAACGGCACGCCACCGGCGCTGCAAGGCGAAGACTCGGACGCGCTGGCTGCGGTCATCCCGTGGTCGGGCACCGATGAGTTGGCGCAGGCGAACGATGGCATTGAGCGCGTGGCTGCGCTCTACGCCGAGAAGCAGTACGAGTCCAAGTTGCTGGATCAGGAGTTGCAGAACCTCGCGATCTCACTGAAGGAGGCGATTGGCGAGAAGGCAGGCGTCTACGGCGAGGGCTGGCAGGCGACTTGGAAGGCGAACAAGGGGTCGCTCCGCACGGATTGGGAGGCGGTGGCACAGGTCGCGAAGGCGGTCGCGCCGGACACCTACGAGTTGGCGCTCAAGACGCACACCGTAGAAAAGGCTGGCGCACGGGTCTTCAGGTTCAAGACAGAGGAGGTGGACAAGTGAGCAATGCGCTTGGGTACCAGACTGGAGCATTTGATGCGCCACAGTCTGGCTATGCAGTGCGTAAAATCAAATCAAGCGACACTCACTATCTTCTTCTCAAGGTTCACTACGCGAGGCGGTTGCCGTCCATCTCCTACGCCTTTGGTCTTTTTGAGGGCGTAGAGATGCGCGGTGTCATAACCTATGGAACTCCAAGTGCCTCAACGCTGAGGGCTGGCGTAGCCGGAACAGAGTACGAGGGAATCGTGCTGGAGTTGAATCGTCTATGTCTTGCCGACAACCGCCCAAATGAGGCGAGCAGGCTCGTTGGGGCATCCCTTCGGATGCTTCCTCGGCCCTGCATCGTCGTCTCGTTCGCTGACACCGAGCAGGGTCACGAGGGAATCGTGTATCAGGCGACCAACTTCCTTTACACCGGTCTGTCGGCAAAGCGCACAGATTGGAAGGTCAAGGGGCTTGAGCATCTACACGGCCAGACAATCGCAGACCAAGTTCGCGGAGTTGATGGGAGGAGGGTTGATGCAATCAAGGCGAAATACGGCGACAGGTTTTACCTGAAGCCTCGCTCCCGCAAGCATCGCTATGTGATGCTTCTTGGGAACAAGTATGAGAAGCGCAAGATGCTGGAGGCACTTCGCTATCCAGTCTTGCCGTATCCAATACAGGAGGTGAACAAGTGAGCAGAGACATCGCAGCGGCGCTGGCAGCGCCATTTGACGCAAAGGATCTCAAGACGCGCCCTGGCAGATCAGGAATGACTTTCACATACGCAGATGTGCGGGCCATTGACACGAGGCTTGATCAGATCTTCGGTACGATGGGGTGGTCGTTCTCTTGGGAGGTGGTAGATCCGGCGAACGCGGTTGTCCGTGGTCGGCTGATCGTCAGTCACGAAGGAGCGCAGAAGACCATTGAGGAGGCTGGCTATCCGAACGCCGCAGGGCGAGACGAGGAGCCGCTGAAGTCCAGCGTGACAGATAGTCGCAGGAGGGCAGCCGCCGCACTTGGCATCGGCAGGAGCCTCTATAGCCCAGAGAGGGGTCAAGCCCCAGCACGCGCGGCAGCGCCCGCCAGAAGCCCGCAAATGGGCACGCCAGAGGCTTCTGTGAGGGCCTCTGACGACGACATCTTGGCGGCACAGGCAGCGATCATCTTCGCGCAGGGGGTGACCGATGATGCCTGCTCGCACGGCGAGGCGTGGCAACTCAAGCCAGGCGGCGTGAGTAAGGCGAGCGGCAAGCCGTACCAGCCATTCTGGGCGGCGAGCCACAAGGCTCCTGACGGTTCGTGGTGCAAGGACAAGCCAAGCATCAAGTGGATCGCAGGCAAGAGCGCACCGGCACCGAAACTCGTGCCTGAAGATTCTATTGAAGAGTTGCCGTTCTGATGCTGGACACTCGGCTCCACGCGCGGATGGCGAGCGGGCACGACTGGAACCAGCGGGTTGGGGAGTATCTCCGCTCGCAGGGTATCCCGTGCGAAGTGCCTGACTTGCAGTACGCAAAAACGGAGCAGGAGATCGCGCAGTTCAGTGCGGAGGAGAAGGACATCATCCTTTGGGATGGGTCAGTGCTAGAGGTGAAGTCTCAGAGCCGTGAGTTCGGCGCTCAGCCGACTCAGTACGCTTGGGATCACTTCATCGTGGACACGATTGGGTACCGCCTCAAGCGGGTCAAGCCAATCGCCTATGTCTTCGTCTCCAAGCCAACCGGCGCGATGCTCACGCTCAACACGAACACCGAAGCCTCGTGGTGGGAGGAGACGATCACAGACGGTCGCGATGGCATTCCGTCTAAGTCGCTCATCTCAGCAAAGGCGAACCTGCGAACGATGGCAGCACTCATCGCGCACCTGCGAGGCCGCTACGAGGCGAGCCTCGGCAACCAGCCGTTCTAGGAGGCACAAATGGCGTGGATCAAGAAGGACACGAGGACGCTGAAAGACCCGAAGATCGTAGAGTTGCTCGCCCAACCGAAGGGGGCGGAAGCCTATGTTCTCTGGGATGCGGCTCTCTTTGAGGCGTACCATCAGACCCCGAAGGGGGAGTTCGCGAACGAGGCGCACCTCAAGGCGTGCGTCGCCGGCGTTGCGGACATCAAGCATCTCAAGAGGCTGCTCGGCCTCGGACTGCTCACGAGGGGCGAGGGCGGCTCTATCATCGTCACGAACTGGGGGAAGCATCAGGCTGACCCGACAGCGGCAGTCAGAAAAGAACGCTACAAGAACGCACACGGAACGGAACTGGAACGAAATCAGAACGCTCTAGATAAGAATAGAACAGAACAGAGAGAGAATAGACTCTCTTATTCTAAGAGCGGGATTGCGAGTATTGGCGAGATTCTGGCTCAAGGAGGGAAGAAATGACAGGCAAGGAGGATATGTTGATCCTTGCAATCCGTGCCTTTGTGCAGGAGTATGGATACGCGCCAACGGTTCGGGAGATCTCTGAACTGATGGGGATCGGTCACGGGACAGCCCAGCGGCTGCTCCAAAGCCTTGCCGA